TGATGCAGTTGAGCAGCGTGGTACGGCTCGTACATGCAGCGGATGATTATGCCGCGGGACGTCCCATACGTGTCTGGATAGCCGCGGGTGGCGGCAAAGGGCAACCGCACGTTGTTTAGCCCCGCGAATTGATACAGCGCAAGTAGCTCATCCTGGGTGAGAGCATATGCATACACTTTGACGTGCCGCACCGCTGGGTTCTTCACCTTGTTTGTATAGACGGTAATGTTGCGCCCCGGGGGCGTGCCCACGTGGGCGCGGAGCCAGGCCCGGACTTGCTTAGTTGACTTCATTGTAAGACTCCTGTAAAATTAACAATCAATATCGAACGATTCCCACTCCTGAGCCTCGTCGGGCTGGCCATCATTTTCCCAATGGAAAGGATTGCCATCGTTAGCCATCGTTTCAAACTCTTGCTCGAGCCCGACTTGCAGGGAAGTGATCTCCTCCAGCACGTTATTGCCGCAGCCCATCTCCTGCAGCGACACATAAATTGTTTCGAGTGCAGTGAGGATGTTGTCTGCGCGGGCTTCGTTAAACTTGTTCATGTTCGCTTTCGTTTGTTGATATCGCTATTATAACGCCAAAGTGTATTCCGGTCAACATATACCCAACTGGAACGTAAGGTTATTAGTACTTACCATTCTTGCGGGTGAACCTTGCAAACATTCGATCGTTCTCATCTCCGATTCTCATCTTCTGTGCTAGGAATGCTTCCCCCCGCATCCAGTTGCAGCGCCTCTTGGGCATCTTCGCTGGATATACTACAACGTTGATGTTGAGTTGTTTGTCAAAGTATTGATGTGTAGGTTTCATAATAGTTCTCTTTTTTTTACTCTTCATCAAATTCAAAATCTGAACCAAATACTAAATCATTAGTTGCATCTGGATCATTTTCTGTAATGATATCAGAAAAGCATTCTGATAAAGCTTCTAATTCATCTTTTTGTGGTTGAGTGAGAGAGGAAGGATTAGAGAGGAGAGTTTGGAAGAGTTGAAGTTGTGTAGAGGAGATTTGGATAGTATGAATCATTTTAGTCTTTCGTTAGTTAAGTGTCTATTATAACGCCAAAGTGTATTCCGGTCAAGCAATACCTGACCAGAGTGTAAGCTTAATTACACATCATGTATTTCGCCAGGGCAGACCAGTTACGGTTGCCGCTAGCACGAATCTTTGTCACATTGATAAGAGTACGCAAGCTGATCTCTTTAGCGATGCTCTTGTATTCTTTAATCGTTTCAAAAGCATCCTTCTTCAGGCTAGTAGCAACCTCAGGCATGAATTCAGGAGCATACATGATCGTCTCCATACGCTCCAGCTTCTGGTCAGTCGTCATCGATAAGTCAACATTCATCGAACGCGAACGGATCGCTTGGCTGATCTTGTCAGTGCTCATGTTGCTGATGAAGATCACACCACCGGTGAACTGGAACGAACGTGGCAAGCCATCGTCAGCAACGTTGGTATTCCAAGAGATGATGCGCTTGTCATACGAATCCAAAGCACCCTTCAGTAGGTTCAGTGCATCCGGATCTTTCAGCACAGAGTCGCAATCATCGATCACAACGATCGAATTCTTGTTTTCAAACAACATCCGGTACAAACCCTTGGCAGTAGAAAAGCCTTTAACCACTCGGAACGCTGTACGCTGGGCCACTACTGTGCCGGGAAGTAGGTCTGAAATGTCCTTGAGGCCAGCAGCCTTCAATGCTTTAGTCACGGTGTAGCTCTTACCCAGGCCACCCTCGCCAGTGATGATAGCAGAAGCTGTCTGCCCGGTAGCTACCATAGTCACGAGCTGCGCAGTGAATTCGAAACGATCATTGATAGCAAACTCTGCAGCGGCTGCAGACATTACCACAGCAGCGGGAGTCTCTTTGATACCGATCTGCTGCAGCTTACGCTTGAGGTAGTCACGGTTCTTGCTAGAGTCCAGAATGTTACCTGCGGTGTCTTTAGCTACGAATTTGCCGCTGGCTTGATCGAATGTAATTTGCATGAGAGCTCTTGGTTGCGTGTAGATGTGTCTATTATAACGCCAAATACAAAGTAGGACAACTGCTTTGTATAATGTCCTTCAAAGTTGTACGGACACTTTCCCCCAGGTTGACTTCTAACGCATTTGGATGTATAATGGGGACATTCGAAAGTAGCTGGGGTGGACGGCGAGAGCGGACGTCGTGCTGGGGGTGGGTGGAAAGCCCCGTTGACCTAGCAAAATGTAAGGTTATTCGTTGACGTTTTTGTCGTTTGGAGAGACAATAGCCATATCAACAAACGAAAGACAGTATGGCAAAGAAACTCACGTACAGCGAAATTGATGCAGTGATCGCTGAATTCAGCGCTGTCACCAGCAAAGCATATCCCAACTTAGATGGCTCTCGCAGCTATGCATACCCAGCAGGCGCTCTGCAGGCGCAGCTAGTTTGTGCTCTCCTGGAGCTCCCTGCACACAGGCAGAAGATCACTCTGCAGATTCTGCAGAACCTCACTAACAAATACTCTGTAAAGGCTTAATATGATCACTCTTACATACAAATCTGGTGCTGGCTATTGGTTAGTCAAGAATGACGCAGGGGACACTCTGTTTGCATCCCTCGGCCGTGTGGCTGCAGAAGACTACATTGTTATGCTGGAGCTGGAGGCTTCAGAGTCGTATCAGAATTGGTTAATGGAACAAGATGCTAAATTTTTGGAGAATGTGTAATGATTGAATCTTTGATGACTATCTCTCTAGGTGCAATAGTCTTGTTTGCTGCAGCTGTTCTGTTTATCGCAGCAGTTGTCTCTTTTGGACCTGCTCTGATCATCTTTGCCGGTCAGCTGTGGATTAGGCTGTTCGTCTCTGTTGGTACTCTGCTGATCGTTATGGTCGGGCTGGCTGCAGTGTTTGGTCTGGAGTACATCAAGTACGTTTCATAATTACGGTAGGCGCGGCGCCTACCAAATAGACACAGCGGACATCTAATAGGCGCTGAACCTCTTCTGCAGATGGTCTGTTCCTTTAGTCACCCCGCCGCCTCTGGAAAGACTCACGTGACTGCGTATTTTCTGCCATTTCCTGTAATGTAAAATGATCAGTTAAAGTGACTAATATTGCGGTGGTAAACGGAGTGGTAACGCATATGGTAACCGGAGTGGTAAACGTATATGGTAACGTGTATACTAATTATTTTCTGTTACATTCTGCGTAGTTAGCTATTAACGATCTATATTATTCTAGTTACGCAAATAATCTTTTAATAATTCTAGGGTAATGTATGTATTAATATGATGTATACCGATTCCTCCATGTAGCTGGAAGTCGGTGATTACATCACGTGTATCATCTATTATTATATCATTTGGTCTTGCAAACCCCGCCTTATATCTTCTTCCTGGTACAATAACTACTGGCCAGTCTATATCATGTAACGATAACCATTTGTTCTTTTGTTCTGCTACCTCGCTTTGTCTATGGAACCCACCAGCAGATGATAGTATACAGACATTGAACTTCTTTTTATCTAACTTATCCAAGTAATCTATTAGTGGAAATGCATCTATCATCATTGGTAGCCTGGTAAACCCATCAGCATCCAAGAATGTATCCCAGTACATACTATAGAGACCCTTCTCCTTTGTACTTCTTACCTCATCTGGTGTTCTGCCTACAATATACTTGTAACCAGCAACAAAGTCCGATAGCACACCATCCATATCACAAAATATTGTTCTCATACTTTATCACCTGTCTTGATACTTGTTATAAACAGTGCTGCTAACAAATATATCCACATACTCCATTGATACTCAACAACAAGATATGTTGCTCCTACTATTAGAGTAAGATTGTAGAGCAGTGTGGCAATACCAATAACTGTTGTGTTCACTCTATTGGCCCACCATAATACTCTAACACTACCCTTATTGCAGCATGTAACTGCCCTTCATCATCATTTGAATACTTTAAGTCATCGGTTAATGCATCACGAACAATTAATTCTACTGTCTCCCATGGCAACTCCATAACTAACTTCTCATCTTTCTTAACTATCATAATTAATCTCCAATTAATTCATTTGTAAACTGTAATAATAGCTCGTGGTGCCTATTATTATGCCAATAATTATTAATGTACTGCCTTGGCTTCTCATACCAATATAACTGACTCTCTGGATGACAACCAATTATTCCTACATTACTTTGAATAATTGCCATTGGATCGCCATTCTTATATCTGCCAATTACTTTAAAATATTGCTCATCACCAATTAATGCACAACCGTCATAGAAGAACATATCCTCTTGCTGGCCATTCCAATCAACAGTTGCTACTGTCGAATACGATCTTCTAATATCTGTACCTGGTCTCTTTATATACTGTACAGCATCGACACCACAAAGTATATCAAAGAAATGACTACCAGCCCAATACGCTCCCATACAAATACCAAGATACTTACCACCATGAGTAACATAATCTGCTACAGCATTCTGTGCTTTCCTTCTAAAGAACTTGTCATATGACATAGCATCACCTATTCCACCAGGAAAGGCAACAGCGTCCAATGTAGCTAGTGTTTGCGGGTTACATTCAGATTCGTTGAATGTCTTTATCGTGTAGTGCTCACGTAGAGCTAATGTCATCCCATCTACACAGTCCTGTGAGCACTCAGGATGATGAAGAAAGATCCCTATTGTTTTCATTTAATTCCAATACTTTGAATGATCTACTCTATCCCAATACTTCTCGTTGTTCCGGTTCCAAAAGTTTCTAATCAAGTACGTTGCCATACCAAAGTATCCCATTTTGCGAAACCTTCTACTATCCTGACCAAAATAATGTTTCAATAACTTAAACTTACTAGGATCATACTGCTTTGATAGGAAAAAGTCTTCGCTGGTCTTGTGCTTCTCTGCAAATCCACCATACTGCTCAAACTTGTCTCTACGTGTAAGCATGAAAGCTCCAACAGCAAATGGAACCTTGTAACTCATAATCCTATTAATAAAATTAAATAACATGAACCCAATCTGCGTTGTTCTATTATTATCATAGCATTTAATGTTTAAACCAACAAGATCTAAATTGTCTTTTACTATTGTGTTAACAGAATTAACTATTGTTGCATCATCAAAGAACCTTACATCAGCATCAATGAATAGGATATACGGAGTAATGGCTAACCGTGCTCCATTGTTCTTAGCGGTAGAAACAGGACCGCCATTGATAATTTCCACGTTTAGTCTACCTTTTGTAGCACGAATAACCTCTCGCGTGTTATCTGTTGAACAGTCTGCAATAATAATTCTTGTATTACCTATCAATTGATTACGCAAGTGCTCCAATAGATGTGGAATATAAGTTTCCTCATTCTTACACGGTACAACAATAGTTATCAAATCACTCATCGTTTTATACATTGGCCATCTACCTTGAAATTCTTAAATTTTAATTCATACTTCATTGAAGTTAGCGATCGCTCGCATTCCTGGAGGGTAGGAAATTCTATCATTACCCTTCCCGGTTGATCGTTTGGATTGTTTATGTTGATTGCTATCAATATCATTAACCACATTATCTGTCTCCTTCGTCCACGTTACTATTTCCCAACGTCCATCATGATGTTCTACCAATGCTGTACAACTTTCAACCCAATCACCATCATTCATGTACGTGACACCATCAATCTGTTTAATCTCTGCCTTGTGAATGTGTCCACATATCACTCCATCAAAACCTCTCTTCTTACAGTAGCCAGCAAGATTCCTCTCAAACTGGAACATGAAGTCGATAGCCTTCTTTACTCTACCTTTGAGATATTGACTAAGACTCCAGTAACCAAACCCAAACTTATGTCTGAACCAGTTATACTTGCTATTGAGGGAAAGGATGACATCATACGCTCTGTCGCCAAGAAAGCTGAGCCACGGAGCTAATCTGGTGATACCGTCAAACAGGTCACCATGAACAACGAGATAGTGCTTGCCATCAGCACCAATGTGTTCTATTT